CACCAACTTCTGTTATTGGCATTCGTTTATACATATCAGCCCAAAAAGTTTTTACGCTAACTTCAATTTGAGCAATTGCTAACATAGTTCGCTGAATAACAGCTCGCTCTTCGTCAGATATTTTCGTTTTGAAATCATCTATGTCAGTAGTGAAATTGAATTCCGTATCAATCCAATATGAATGCCTTATAGCATCTTTAAAAGATAATAACGACGGATATTCATAGGGTAGTATGTTTACCCTAGGTGCAAATATATTATTATTCATTTGTAAAATTTTTATTAGTCCCGGATCCGGAATTATAATTATCTGTTAGCCTAAAGAATCTGATGCTACTTCTTTATATTTTTGTAATAAACTTTTTCGCAGAAGTTCTTCTCCGCTTTGCATTTGTTTAGCCGTATCTTTTCCTTGCACTGACGTGTCTTCATATACATCAAATCTGCCATTAGACATATTAATTTTACTTGGCAAAGTAATACCGTCAGGTCCGAAGCGATTTTTAATAATGAAAAATCGACCAGTACCTGCTATCTTGTCTGTGACTTTTCTAGAAAGCGAAATAATAAAATCTGCTATCATGATTTTCGAAAATGAAGACGCAATTTGATCGCCAGTAACTACTTCCGAATCTGCGGATGACCGGTTTGATTGACTGGCAGAAAAAACTGGCAGCTCATATTCTCCTGCGAGACCACGAAGTTCTTCGTAAATAATTTCTAAATCTTCATGCAGTTTTTCTCGACTTCTAGCCGTGCTACGTAATAAGTCAGCATAATCAATAATTACCAAATCAGGTTTAGTACCTAACAGTATCATTTGGTCTAAATGAGCCTTTAAAGTGTTTACTGATGCAGATTTTGTTGGATAGTACTTTATAACTAATTTACCAGACACTTTCTTTTTTAATTCAGACTCTACTTCATCTAAGTGATACTTTAAATTTTGTGTAGCAATACCCGTAATAATAGCATCATAACGCTGAGCTGTGTATTGTTCAGAAAGCTCCATTGTATAATGAACTACAGTTAGACCTTTTTGTACTGCGTTCGCGCCAACATTCATTAAACAGCTTGATTTACCAATACCAGGCGGCGCTACGAATAATATTAACTCCCCTTTCCCAAAACCTCCATTGGACAAATCATTAATAACCGGCCATGGAGTTGATATTGTATGTCTTACGTTTTCCGTATACCGGGCTTGAATAGCATCTAAAAACTCATAACCAATATTTCTATCATGACCTACTTTCATGGCAGCGTCAATAGTTGATTTAATCAATTCATATTGACCTTTATTTAAAAAATCTACAGAGTCAAGAATTGCTCTTTTTATACACTGATTTTTGCAAAAGTTAAGCGTTTCTTCTTTAACAAAATCTAAATCTTCTGACTCTAAATATCTATACGAATCTTTTAAAGATTCAATTATTGACGATTTGACAATATCACGCTCTACATCATTGACCTTGATTTTAAATACATCTAATGTAGGAGCAGATTTATACTCTTGAAAATACTTTTCAATAGTTTCTACAATCCATTGATTTGCTTCTGACTCGAAAAATTCCGGCAATAATATATCAGATACCTGCTGTAAAAAAGGTTTATCTGAAAGTAATGAAGTTATAATTTTTATTTGAAACGAATGCCCATAGCTTACTAATTTGTCCATTCTTATTTTTTATTTAATATAATAAATTGATTGACAGAAACAAATTATTGTTTACTGAAATGCAGATAAAGAATTAAATCCTGAAGCTAACCAACTGTCTACGTTTGGAATTACGCTATATGCTTTGTCTCGCATAAATAATTTTTTAAAATTATACGTATCCAATTTAGGTATTGGTCTATTTGCAATGTCAGAAATTAACATTTTAAAATGAGCTGATATATCTAAATTTTCCAAAGACATCAATTTCCAATTCAACTGCATAACATGCTCATTGTCAAGCACCGTTTTATAAATTTTATGCTCATCTTTACGATTTGCACAATACTCTATTAGTTCTGATAGCGATATTGTATTTTCGTCTAATAAAATTGGAAATTTTGTTTGCAGCGTTTTTATTCCTACACCATTTATTCCTTTAATGTTATCTGAAGCATCGCCCATAAAAACTTTATAATGTATAAAGTTATGAGAAGGAATTCCAAAACGCTCATAAATTTCTTTTGGTGTATAAAATTTCTTTTCAACAGGTCTCCAAACTGAAGTGTTTGCATCTACAAGTTGCAAAAAATCTTTATCGTCGGACATTATAATAACGTCTCGCTTTAACGGACGAAACACTTCTGTTGTTAAATATGCAATTACATCGTCGGCTTCAATATTATCAATTGACATCACCGTTACTGGTAAACATTGCAAATATTCAGATAGCTTACCCATTTGCAATCGCATAGACTCTAATTCTTCTTCTACGGTTTGTGCTGAAATGTCTTCAATTCGATTGAATTTTGTCGACATTGACCTACCTTCTTTGTATCCAGAATGCATCTTCTTTCGTCGAGCAGATCCTCCTTTTCCATCAAAAACCATTATACATCTTGTAGGCTTGAACTGCCTAATAACCGCAGCAATGGATCGTAAAAATCCTATGTAACCGCCTATATGGTCTCCATCATCGTTGACAATCGGAGATGCGCTAAATACCCGAATAAAAGAGTTTAGGCCATCGATAATTAAAACTTTATCGTTTTTATCAAGGCCTAAACTTACTTTTTCGTGATCTTCGCGAACTTGTCGTAATAAATCAGCGTAACCTTTCATAATTTATGATTCTTCTAAATCGAACTCAGTGTCAATTTTTATATCATCAACCCCGAAATCTTCTCCGGATTTGTAAGTCAATATATACTTTTCACAAATAGTTTTATATACTTGAGCTTTCATTTCCGGATCGTCAATAAGTTTCGATTTAAAGTCTTTGGACTGAAATTTAACGACTTCTCCGGTATCTGTATTAGTGTATGTATACCAAGCTCCTGCTTGCGAAACTAAATTATGAGTTTTCAACATTGTTAACCATGAACCGTAATCATCAATTCCGGAATCGAAATAAATGTCATAGTCTACAGTTCGCAACGGCGGGCCCATTCGATTTTTAACTACTTGCGCGCGAGTTGTAATACCCATAACTTCTTCTCTTCCACCATCAACTTTTAATTTTATTTGCCCTACAGACTTTAAACGAAGTCTTACTGAAGAGTGAAACGCAACTGCTTTACCACCCGATGTAGTATTATGATTCAATCGTCCGTTTGCTAAGTACGAGTGAGTATCGCTAACCTCAATATCAACGACTTTCATTGGATCGTTTATTAATTTAAAATCTGGATGATCTTTGAGATGTATTTCTTTTCCATTTTCTATAATACGATGATGTCCAGTGCCTTTTAAAAGGCCGTCAGAATAATATTCTGAAACTTCATTTTTAACTACGAAATTTAAAATTGGTTTGTAAATTTCATTACCTGCAGAGTCTAGAGTTAATACTTCGATTCCTAAATCTTTCATGTCATAAACTTCAGGATTTGTAAAATCGTTAGTTAATAAAAATCTTTCTGATAACTCTGCTAACGTTAGTTCTTCTTCAATATATTGCATAATTGTTGTTTTATTAATTCTAAATTATTACGTAAATCATCTTCCCAAAATACTACATATTGATATCCGTTTGATAAAAATAAATCACGCTTTTGTTCATCGCGATTATATATCTCACACACCGGATGTCTAAATATTATACTTTCCTTATTATAAAATTTAGGATTTGCGTGCCAATAATCTCCAAAACATTCAATAACTAAATTATAGTCATGAATATAAAAATCTGGAACGTACGTTTTACTATCAAAAGTATGGACTGATTCATATTCGTATACAATCCCTAAACTATTTAATAATGATGCCATAATAAATTCAATTGAATTCATTTTTAATCCATTTACTTCAAAAGTTTTTCTTGAATTAGAATGTATCATATTTCGTATTTTATTAGGGTCTGTTTGTCTAGCTGATTGCCACATTTGTTTTGCTGCTACTGAAATTTTCTTGATGCGAACAGGATTGTTCGCATATTCTTTAAATTTTTCTTTAAATTGAGTGTCTTGATATTTTTTGCGTACAGAATTAATACGAATACGTTCATAATCATTTAACCACTGAATTAAAAAGTTATTGTCAGGTTCATACATTTTAATATACCAATCAACCCGTTTATGATACGCCATTAAAGGTCTTATCATATCATATACAACCATACCTAAATCATTTCCTAAATAGTATGTATAATATTCTTTCGAATTCCCGTTAATTGAAGGAATTGGTTTTGTTTTGTATTTTGATTTAAATTTTATTGTAATTTTTGGTTTGTTATTTACATTATTATATGTAACATCAAAAAACGTGTCTATATTATAAGCGTCCATGGATATTATATCGTTAGTCAATTATAAATATAGACACGTTAAAATTAATGTTAAACTTTATAACGAATTTTTACTTTTGTCGTAAATGGATCTACGCACCATTGATCTCCAAACGTTACTCCTAATCGAGTACGAAGTTGGTTTGTAAAAATTAAACATATACGTTGTCTACCAACAAAGTTGGTAATTTTACGCATTGCTTTTGAAAGAATAATAGCTTTTGAAGTTGCCCATCCGTCTTTATCATAATCTGCAGACATTTCTTGTTTTGTCGATGCGCCAGCTACGCTGTCTACAACAATAGTAACAATTCTGTCTTTTGACCCTTTACGAATAGATTCAATAATATTCTCAATAGCTTCGAAAATATCCTCAACAGTTTCCAACGGCACATACAACATATCTTTTAAATTTACTCCGATAGCTTCAAGAAACTCTCGAGATACTGCATTTTCAGTGTCTATATAAACTGCCAAGCCTCCTTTACGCTGCGTATCTGCTAGAGCATGAGCTGCTAATAAAGATTTACCAGAGGCTTCTAAACCTGTTATTTCTATAATACGACCTACAGGAAGACCTCCATTTGGTCGATTTGCGATTGCGAGATCGAGCATTGTCGATCCGGTCGAAATCCACTCAGTTACATCGGACGGAGCGTCAGAGTCGCCTTCTAAAAAGTAAGCTACTTTATAATTAGAGCTTTTAAACTTTTTATTAAGATTATCTGCTAACACTGACGCTAAATCGTCCTGCAGCTGCGCTTCTTCGACAATTTGTTTTGATTTTGCCATAATAAGATTGCGCGTCCTTTAAAAGGATTTTATTTGTTAAATAGTGAATCAAATGCTGAAGCTACGTCGTCGACGTTTGCACTTGGAGCTGACTCGGCAATTGCCGTTTTATTTTTTGATACTTTTCCTGCTGATGCCGGAGCTTCCTGCTCTTGATTTTGTGCATTTTCAGGGTCTAACCAGTTATGCAACATTTTTGTCATTTCATCATAGGAATGTTCTTTGAAAATGTCAGTTAATTTTGGTTGATTTGCCAATTTCTCCAATATTGCTTTGTTATCAGTGATAGGAGTTTGATTTGGCTTTACGCGAATAGACGTTTCAGGATATGTTTTTCCTGACTGATCAGCTGCTTTGAATTCAACTGTAATGTCACGTCCTGCTACTGGATCTGTAATATCACCATAATCTGCGTCAGTGATAAATGCAAGAAGTTCTTGATATACTTGTTTTCCAAAGCCCCAAAATTTAACGCCTTCAGATTCTTTACCTCTTACGATAATTGGAACGTAACAACGCATTGTCGGCTCTAATTTTTTACCAGCTTTCCAATCATCTGAATTTCCTGTAGATTTCAATTTTTCTGCAAATTCTACAATCGGGTCAGGACGTCCATATGACATAGGCGACACGATATTTTTGCCTCCGAAATTGTAATGAAAATAAAGTTCAGTGAATGGATTTTCCCTGTTATGTTGATAAGGAACTATTCTTACAACTTGCGTACCAGGTTCCGGTTTCCAAAGATTATTGGATTTTGTTGTTGCGTTTTGCAACGAATTGAGTTTTGCTTTAATAGCGTCTAAATTGATAGACATTTTAATTTAAATTTAATTGTTAATAGATATTTTGTATTTAGCAATTGTTAACGTAAAAATGATTGTCTAGAATAGTCAAATCTACATCTTCAACAACTAACATAACTAAATATAAGACACTTTTTATAAAGTGCCAAATATTTTTATATAAATATGTAATGAAAAAAAAACAATTACATTACAAATTAATTATTTGATATACTTTTGTTTTAAGCACTTTTAATTCGCTATTTGAAGTAATTAATAGTGAATTGGAATATTTTGACCAATCAACTGAATATTTCGTATCTAAAATTCCATTGTTTTCTTTACGTATTAAAGAGTTCAATGAATTTATTGTATATAGCGTATTTGAATCTTTTTTTCTATGTACAAGCATTGCTCCTGGCAATTGTTTTTTACAATTTGACTTATCTACGTTGAAACTGCAAATTAACTCTTCAGAAGTTTCAATTGACAATATGAAAATTCTATTGTATACAACTTCATACGTTTTTTCAATCATACTAATAATATGATTTAGCTCCGGCTCTATTGTAAATAAGCAAATTAATTGTATCACTTCGTGTAATCTATTCAAATCAGTTCGATTATAAATATGTTACTCTGGTATTTTTACTGAAATTAAATTGCTATAATCCGGTCCAATTTCTACTTTTGCAGGAAATTTTCCTTGTTGTTCCAATTCAGTTTTTATAATTCGTATAAGTTCTGCACCGTCATTTTTGTTAAAATCAAATAAAAATGAATCGTATGTATATAATACCAATTTACTTTTAAACGATTGTGTACGTTGAAGTACGTTATGAATTACGGCCATATTACGCTCGGTCTCGAATGCTTGCAGCAAGTAATTAAGCAGCTTGGCCGAATTCATGTTTGTAAAAAATGATTGAAACAATTTTCTAGAAAACATAGGAGTTTCTATATATCCACTCTCTGAATACTGTTCCCAAAGCAATTTGGTGTATTCATAGACTTTTGCAAAAAATGGAATTGTTAAATATTCTTTTCCTATACCTCCATACAACTGACGAAATGATATTGATTTAGATTCGTTATACTCTTCTTTACTTAAAACTTGTTTATCAAAATAATACTTTCCTAAATGTTCATGCACTGAGCAATTTTCAGGAAATTTATAATCGACTAATTCTGCTAACAGTCGCAAGTGATATGCGTCGTAATCAAATGACACCATAAATCCATGTTCTCCAAATCTAGATATAAACGCAGCGCGACTTCCATCATCTTTATTTAAAGCTGCGAAATTGATTCCGTCAAATCGATTTGAAGGGCGTCCCGTTGTAGTGTAAATGTTGTAGTCGCTGTAAGAAAATCCATCATACAATTTTGCTAACGGAAATTTCGTTTTAAATGCATCAAATGATGTAAATAATCCGTTTCGCTCGATTTGAAACAAATTGTCAATGAAAAGATCATTGTACGCAGAAAACGACTCGTCTTGTTGATAAAACTCATATACATTTAAAAATCTTTCGACAATGGATTGACATTTTTCTGTATGTTTTGAAATTGGAATAATGCAATTCAAGTCACTGAATTTACTAAAATTCTTTATGTAAAATTCATGAGCAGTCGTTTCAAATTCATCATCAATAGGTTTGTTTCGCTGCGTCCATTCAATTAAATTGATGTCAATTAAATTTTTATTTGAGCATGATTGTTTGAATCGTTTTTTATCGTATACAAACAATTTATTTTCTGTAGGAAATTTATTTAAAAGATTCAATGATAAATTTGCTCCTTCAGTGTGATTGAAAACTAAAATGAAATCTTTATCTAAATGAAGAGTGTATACATACACCAATGAAATGGAATCTACATAAACAGGTCTGTCTCCGTTACAGTATATAGGTATTACTATCCAATCAACTTTACTACATTTTTCAACAAAATTGAAAAATTCATTTTCAGACTCAATTATTTCCATAACACCCTTATACATAAATATAAGTATTTGTTTTCTATTTAACAAATAATTTTTTTATTTCTGGGCTAGTTAATCGAGCGTAAATTGAATATTCTATGTAGTCTGTTAAAAAATTTTTAAGTCCTGGAAATGTGCGATCTTTTAAAAATACCAACCGACGATTGGTGTCTAACACTCCGTATACAGTTCCGCTAGGACTGAATTGATCATTTAAAGGTCCTGTCAATTTCCATGAAATTGAAATAGCATCGTATATGGAATCGTCTATTCCAGTGTCAGGAACGCTCCATAAATCAAATTGCGCTTCGTCAATTTCAATTATATCCTCAAATGAAGTAAAATTTCTTCTGCGAAGAAAAAATCGATTATACTTTCCTTTTTTGTACGCTTCCAATGTTGGAATGTTTGTTCTGGATTGAGGAGTTTGAAATACTTTTTTTTCAATCAATGAATTGTAAAGAAAGTGTTCTGGCTGTGAAATTTTTGAAATGTACGGAATCAACGTTTTCGATTCTAATTCACTAAATACTGCGCCAGTTAAAACTTTTCCGTCAATGTATTTATGATAGTATCCTTTATATTCTGTTCCATCTTCAGTCATCCATTCACGTCCGTCTGTACGAAGATTGGTTGTTATGTGTGATTTAGGATAGTATATTTTATTTCTTAGTGCCATGTTATTATCTTCCTAATACAATTTTCTCTCTTGGTTTATCATTTTTTATTAATTGAATTTCCCAATTCTTTAAGTTTTTTGCTGAACTCTTCTCTACGTTGAATTTCTAATTCTTGGTCAGTGGCCGAAGAAGGCAAAGTAGAGACCCATTCCTTTACAGAATCAATGTAAGCTTTCGGGAGAGGATCGCCAGTTTTACCAAGAATTGTGCTGGTCGCAGTAGATGCATCCATTGTTAATCTACATACTGTAGATACCGTAGTTGACCAGTCATTCGAAGAAATTTCATGTTCAACTTTTGTAATAGTAAATGCAATTTTTTTACCTTGCTGAGATTGATATACTGCCGGTAAATAATTAATAGTAAATGTATTTCCAAATACTAAACCTTCTATTCCGTCAAGAGTTACTGATAAATCAATTGGAAATGGAATGATTTGTGATACTGCCGATATTGAATTATTTTCGGCTATGTAATATTCTCGGAGTGTGGATCTTAAATTCGACGTAGCTTGCGAATATGTTGCAGGATTATTTAAGTGTGAATTTAATTGCTTAATAGCAGATTCGACATTGCTCACTATCGCATCAACTTTATCCTGAGTCATAGATTGTTGATTTCCAAACAAACGAGCAAATCCTTGAGCGGCAGTTGTCGCGGCAGATCCGGCGCTTGAACCGACTACATACGCAGCAGTTTGAAGTTCTTGCGGTACTTTCGATGTTAATGAAAGAGCTCGAGAAATTCCGCCTTCAGTAACAACTTTCATTTCATATACAGTCGGGGGAACGTCAAAATAATTCGTGTCAACAATTAAAATTTCTTTTGCATTTTTAGGATTTTCTGTCATTGATAATTTTATTCTGTCTCCGCTATTACGAAATATCGAATCAAAAATAGGCTGTATAATCGACTTTAACGATATATCACTTGACTTTTGCTGTTTTGCCGTTTCTTTTGAAATTTTATCAAATATTGATTGTATGAATTCGACATTTATCATTATTAAGCTACAATCCCTGTTTTTTGTAAAGTCTGACAAGTCTGTAAAATATTGTGTTTCTTCGTCATATCGAGCGCAATTAGGAAATATTATTTCTTTCGGATCAGCAGAAGCAAAATACTTTGTGTTTTCTGGAACTGGCCCGATTGTCGTGGCACTGTTGCATACAAATGTCGGAATATCGGCCGCGGCATTAGACGACTTTATTAAAAATATATTTAAAATTTCAAAAAATGCGTTTAATGATATAAATAAACTTCTAGGAGACGTATAGGCAATTCCTATAGATCTAACAACATCATCCGCATTAGGTACTATCGCAAATACTCCGATTTTTACTTTTTTCGGCTGAATCGAAGGAATAATTGGCAATGATATATCAGTAGTTTGACCTGATGGCAAATTAGTTAGCTCTGATGCTATAGTAAGACTATTGATATAAGCAAGTATATTATTAACGATTTGAGTATTGTTTCCGGCTGTCGGTTTTAAATTTAAATTTGCAGTAATTGACGGCGAAGTACCTAATATGTTAATTCCTTCGGACATCGCATATGTTGTGCAATCAAATCCTCCGTTCGTATTCACTGTATATGAAAAATT